GCACGGATCAGGCGCGAGAAGCCACGTCTTGCCGCGAACCAAGCCGGTGGACTTCCACGCCTCGACTTCCGCGACACGCGCGGCGCGTTGCGCTTCCGTTCGCGCAACCGTGGTAGCGCGGCTCCACGTGCCGTCTTGATCCTTCTGCGAATCAGCCCACGTTTGGACGCGCTCCGCGAGTTTGTCTACGTTCTCGCCTTTCTCCAAGCCATCGCCCAAGATGTCACGCACACGAACCGCCGTCGTTTCCGTGACACCGGATGCCGTCTGACGCGCGAGCCGCACGGATTCCGTGTCCGCGTATCGCGCCAAGTCGTCGCGCTCCAACTGGAAATCCACCTCGGTAGCCACCTTCGCCACCGTGTCGATACCGATTGTCGCGCCAGTTGTGATCGCCTCACGGAGATACGGCGACAGCGCCGCGACGATTTCGCGCTGATAGCCGCGCGCGCGTAGCACACGTTCCGCGCGCGTAATCAACTCTTGCGACGGTCGTTCCGCCGCCTTGAGCAGCGCGAGGATTTCGGAAACTTGCTTATCGAACACCGCAGAGACAGCCTTCGCGGCTTCCTCTTCGTTCTTGTTGATCTTGCGCGATTCACTCTCCGCGCTCTTCGTGTGTATCCCATCGGATACACCGGATTCCCACATTGCCTTCTGTGAAATTCTGCGTGCAGATTTGCAGCCACACCCGCAAGACTTCTTCTCGCGCGCCCGGTCGAACTCCTCCACCTTACGACGCGCCCACGCGAAGCCCTCGTCGCCACCCCAACCGTTCCACGCTTGCCAACCCTTGCCTTGGTCGTCCCAAGTCTCGCCCTGCTTGTCCACCTCATGGCGCTCAAAGTACGCGAGCATACGCCGGATGGTGTCCTCGCTCAGATTCGCGCGGTTCGAAAGGTCACGCGCGCGCGCAATGCCAACCTCGGTCATGCCGCGTTGGGATTCCGGCTTCGACTCGCGCACCTCAAGCGCCCGCCGCGCGTTCGCGGCGACAGACTCCGGCGGCTTCGTGTCGATGCCTTCGACGGCCTTACCGATGGCCTCCTCTAACCCCTTCCCCTCGCTGCACATGGCGTACGCGATTGCCACCGCTTGATCCTGCGGGTAGCCCTCGTCGAGCAACTTCGGAATCTTCGCGCTCACGCAGTCGCCTAGCGCGTCCTTCGTTTCGATGGCCTTTGCCACAACTTCCGGCGCGTCCAACGTCTCGTCTACGCCGTCATCCGGCGACGTTTGCACTGGTGCGACCGACGCGCCAAACAGCCCTCCAAACGGCGACGGCGTGGGCATCCCGCCGAGCGGCTGTCCGTTGATGAGCAGCCGATCCGCGTTCGGGTCTTCGATTGGCTCTAGCCCCTCCTGCTGTCGCGCCTCGTTCGCCGTGATGATCCCGCCTTGAACGTACGTCAGGCGCTTCGTGGACTCCTGCACCTCGTCGCGCTTTACGGGGTTGTCGTACGCGAGGAACGCGTCCTCTTCGATACCGAACAGCGGCAAGAGGGACTGATTCAACACCTCTTCATCCATGCGACACGCGGGGAGGATCGTCGTTTCCTTCCACGACGCAAAGCCAACCTCAGCACTTGCTAGGTTCGGATCGTTCGCACGAAGCATCGACACCGGCACACCGAAGATTGCCGAGATCTCCTCAACGATCTCCTCGCGTCCTTCCAAGTCCTTCGGTGGGAACGACAGCGCCTTCAAGTCCACGTCACCAGTGACGGCAAGGAACTTGCCCGTTTTCTGCGTCCCGCGAATCTTGTTCTCTACTTCCGCCGTGAACCGATCCAACTCCGCTTCGCTCGCGTTGCCCTTGATGACGGCGAGATAGTCCGGTCGGCTCTTGTTCTTGAAGAAGAAATAGTCCATCTCGTGCAATGCTTCGTTTGAAGTCACAGCACCCCACGCGGCTTCGACCTTGCCGAGTCCGTAGTACATATCGCGCGGGTTCGGATACTTGAAGTGGATCACCTCTTCCGGCGTGAAGTCGGTCTTCTGGTGATCGCTCGACCCGTAGCGGAAGCCTCGCACGAACGGCTCCCCTCGCGCGCCGTCACCCGGCATGATTTCGACCCACTGGCTAGGCATCGTCCACAGTTCAGCGGGGATACCGAGCCGACGATCAATCACCGGATGAACGTACGCGTTGCCCGTCAACTCCAAGTAAAGCACGCGCAGGACGGTCGCGTCAAATCCGTTCTGGTACGGGTTGACTCGCGTCAATAGGTCGAGCAGAGGATGGGTGTCCGTGACGGCTTCGTAGTCGTCGCCGAACTCCGCTGCTTTCGACATCGCAAACCGCGATGGGAGTTGCGCGAGATCGCCGGATAGATACGCCTTCGTGCGGCGATCCGTCCTGCGCGTGTTCCAAAGTTTCGCGCCAGTTCCGCGCGAGCGCACGTACAGTCGAAGCGGCTGCGAAGCGACAGCGATAGCGTTCAGACGCGCCGCCGCGTAGACCCACGACGCGCAATACTGAACCGCCGCCTTGTGGCTGAAGTCAGGGCGCTTGACTTCGCGCCCAAGGAACGTCATGCCGCTAGCCGACGTGAAGCGCGGCGGCTTGTCATCGGTGAACGCCGTCTTGGTGAATGCCGCTTTGATGCGTTCGATTAGGCTCATATCACTCTCGTTAGGAGCGGCTTTCGCGCGCGTCGTGCATGGACGGCAAGTGCCAAGGCGCACACGCCGTCATCGTGTCCCGCTGTCGCCTCGTACGCGACGTGCTTTCCGGAGTATCGGTATCCGAAGCCCTCCAGTTCCGAGCGCAGCCACCCATCCGGGTAGCGAATCTCGCGCGTTTGTATCGAAATCTGTAGCCCTTCCATCAGTTGTTGCTTGCTCTGCGACGTGAACTTGAAGCCATCGACGCGACGGCAGACGCGCTTCAAGTCCTCCACAATCGGATCGCCCACGCCGGTTGAGTCGATCTGCGCGGGCTTGTCCCCGATGATCTTCGCCAACTTCTCCCGCGTGAGTTGCCACGGCGCTTGCCATCGGTCGAGGTGTGATACCGCGCCGTCCGCGTCGAGTCCGACGATTACGGTGTAGTCTTGGCTCTTGGCAAGATCGACCCCGTAGCACTCTGCCGGACGCGTCGAGAGCAGCCCGACGCACTCGCGGATCGCGTCAAGTCCGAACGGGTTGCCGCCGTCCTCTGCGGGGATTCCCTCGTACTCCTGCGCGAAGACTTCCGGCGGCAGCGAACGCCGCGCGGCCTCGACTTCCTCCGGGTCAATGTGCGGATTCTGGCGCGTTCCGATGCGGAACGCTCGCATCGTGCCAGTTGTGTCGCTTTCGGCTTCCGTGAACAGGCGGTGAAAGTCGCCGGTTCCCTTCGGTGTGCCAAGGAAGAGCGCCGACCCCTTGCGGTCGGCGAGCGTCGGGCGCGCGGCGTTGCGCCACCATTCGAGCAGCCTGGGCACGAATCCGGCCTCGTCAACCACGATCAAGTCGTAGTCTCGGCCACGACCCGAATCAATGTCCTCAAGCGACCAGAAGTCGATCACGCCGCCAGTCACCAAATCTAGCCGCTTCTCTACGCGATCCATGCGCGCCGTCACTGGTGCAAGCGCGCGTTCAATGTCGCGCATGGGATCGGCAAGGTACTTGTAGGTTGGCGCGAACCATCCGACCTTCCGGCGGTTGATGGCGGCGCGCTGCGCCTTGACGCGACCGTAGGTTGTCTTCCCCCAACGCCGACCGATTTCAAGGACGCTGAACCGAGCAAGCGCCTTGTCTACCGTCATTTGTGACGGGTGCAGGATCGAAGACAGCGGTTGTAGTTGCAGCCTCATGCGTCATGCTGCACCTTCGGCGCGATTTCCTCAATCGTAATCACCTCCTCGCGCACCACGGATTCCGACTTCTCCTTCTGCCCGAGGTACTGTTTGCCAAGCCAAATCAGCATGGTCACGTTTCCCTGACGCGCTAACTGCACCTGTTTCCTCTTGAGGCTTCGGTTTAGACGCATCCGCCCCTTTTCTATGGGTGCAGAAAAACCCTTGTCTAGCGTTGATTTGGAACACCCGACAAGCACGGCGATTTCCTCGACAGTGCAGCCGATTGCGGCCATGCGTTCGACCTGAGCAGGGTCGATGTCTAGGCGCGGCCTGCCGCCCTTGCCCTTCGGCTTTGGCAGCGGCTTATTCTTCACGCGTACGCCTCCATGTTCAAACTGCACCAGTGATGAGAGCAGTTCCACTTCTCGCCTTCCTTGCCAACCTCAGCGATGTGGGAGAATCCCGCCAACTCCAACAACTGCCGGAGTTTGGCTTCGTTGAAGATCGCGCAGTGGAAGTCGTGTACGTCGATCTGCCCGCCCATGATGTAGGCTTCCATGTTGGGGTCTTTAGAACCCGCCGCCATCTGAGATACGATCCGATCAAAGTCAGGCACGGCGACGAAGAGTCGGCCACCAGGCTTGAGTACCCGTCGCCACTCCTTGAGCGTCGGAAGCGTCTCGGCGCGCGCGATGTGTTCGAGCACATGAGACGCGCGGATTGCCTCTACCGATGCGTCCGGCATATTGATGCGCTGCGCGTAGTTCCCGTGCGCGATGTCCCACGGTATCCACCCATCTTCCGTATCGCTACCCGATCCGATGTTCAGTCTCACGTTCGCATCCTCCTAGTTGTACTTAGTTCCAGATCCCGCCGTCCTTCCAGAACGGCTGCGCGGGTTGCCATGTGCCGCTTACCTTGATGAAGACCGTGGCAAGTTCCCATACGCCGCTCACCTTGATGAACGCCTGCGTGCCGACCGGGGGTGCGCCAGACAATGAGAGCAGCGTCAGGAACATTACGCGATCTCCTCAAGCGCGGCGACGGTGTCCTCCGTTGTCGCGATCTTCGCGTCGAGCGCGGCGACGAGCGCCGAGTCGCCCTGCGACCATGCGTGCTCTCGCTGCCGCGCCAGCGTGGCAAGTTTGTTCCGCGCGAGGTCGAGAAGTTCTTGGATCGTCATCAGATCACCATCATCCTTGCGTGAATAGTGGAGGTGTTCATCAGCATGTGCAGATACGGGATGCTGGTCGCGCCGTCCTTGTAGACGACATCGAAAGCCGTGTCTCCGACGATGGCCGTGCCCTGCCCGACATTCATCGTGGTCATGCCGTCCATGCCGCTCTGGGCGATGTCGTAGCGGAACCATCGGCCTGTGACTTCCTTCGTGCCGTACAGGTAGTCTCCCGCGTAAATCCACTTCGATCCCGTGGTGAATGTCTCGACGGCGGGCGAGTATGTGACGGCGCTCCACGAGTTGAGCGCGATGTCGTAGCGGTCGAGTTGCGCGCCCGCGCCGCCACGGAACGAGTAGAGGAATCGCCCGTTGAGGATGGCGCTCTCGTTCGTCCAATCCGCTTGCGTCACACCCCAAATCCACGAACCCGACAAAGCCGCGCCCGGCGCGCCGCCGCGCGCTGCGGTCGGCGTGATCGTAGACCATGTGTTCGATGTGATGCTGTAGCGGTACAGCGTGACAGCGGCGTTTCCGATCAGGTACAGGAAATCGTCGTTCCCCTCAATGCTGTACACCGAGGTCGCGTCAGGGGTCGTGCTCCATGTCGCGACCGTGAGCGTCGTTCCCGTGTTGCTTGAGATCGTGCGAATCTGACCCGCGCCAGTGCCGCCCGTGATGCGAACCTGATAGTTCGTCCACTGGTTCGTAGTCCATGTCTTCGCGCTGTTGACGAGCGTGGTTCCCGTGGCGCTCGTCGCCGTGCCAGTTGCGAACGACACATACGCGCTGTCCACCCAAGACGGCGTGGCCATCATTCGCGCGTCCGTGCCGATGGATGCGGGCATATTCGCCAGCGTCGTCCAAGAGTTGGTCGCGAAGTCGTACTTTCGGAACGAGGCTGCGGCTGTCGAGCCGCCGTTGCCGACATACCAGACAGGGGTCAGGAGCCTGTAGACCGTCGCATTGCTGAACGCGCTCGCTTGCGTGGCGACGGTGATGACGGCGTTCGATCCGATCGTGTTCGACACGATGGACAGCGTCACGCCCGCGTTCGGCCCCGCGAGGATTTGAATGGAGTACCCGCGAAGGTCGCGGGCGAGCGTCTGATTCGTCGTGATCGTGGAGGTCGTGCCCGCCGTCGCTGTTAGCGATGCCGCAGCGATCGTGCTGCCAGTGGAGAACGAACCCGCCGTGCCGCACGACCCAGCCGCCAACGCCGCCGCAAGGCCGGGGCTAGGTGTCTGAACCCAGCCGTCCTCGTTCGGGTTGTAGAGGTACGCGACCGTCTGCGCCTGTACATACAACTGCTGCTGGCGATAGTGCCGCGAAGAAGCGATGAACGATCCTGCTGCCGTGGTGGCAGGCGCTGGGGTCATGTACTCCCATCGCTTGCTGTCGAGGATTTTGCGATTTCCGTTTGTGGTTGGCATGGGTCAACTCGTTGCGATGTTGCGTCGCAGCGAGTCGGCTGCGAACTTGTTGAGGTCGTTCACCACGGTTCGCGCGTCGATTGCGCCGATCTGCGAAACGCTGGTGACGGTAGAACAGGTCGTGAGCGTTCCGCTTGCGAGCACCGCCGTTTCGGCATTGACGCGTTGCCTGCCGCTCGCGTCTGGAATCGACGCGTTGAGCGTGCGGCTAAGAGAAGCCACCGTGAAGCGCAGCGCCTCGATGGCCTCGATGAGTTCGCCGTATGCGGCCATCGGCATCGGGTTCGCCTCGCTGACATCCACAGCCGTGCCGTCCGCGCCGACACCGATCTTGACGCGCTGATGCAGCACGCCGCCGATCTCGTCCGCCGCGACCGTCGCGCCTGTGCCTGGGGTATAGCCGATGTTGTCTGCCATGTGATCCTCAGTACTGGAAGTAGAGGTCGCCGTCCGTGCCAGTGCCCGCGCCCGGCGCGGTCGTGCCGCTGAACACCTTCGGGATGCGGTTGCCGTTGTTGTTGATGTCTGCCGCGCTTACGAGGTTCAGATTGCCCGCGCCCGACTCAATCACTGCGTCGGTTTGGTTGTGCGAGATGCGCACGTAGTCGAGCGGTTGCGTTCCGTCGCTTGAGTACACGTAGAACGTCGGATCAACGTGCTCCGTTGCGGGCGAGCGATTTGCCACGCCGACGTGCGATTGGTTGCAGATCACAACAGCGGCGCTTCGTCCGGCGGAAACAGATGGCGCGATCTGAAACGTCTCGTTTCCCGTCGTGGTGACGCGCATCACGCATTCGGCGTTGTTGCCGTAGACGGTGTTCACGTCCGACACAATCGCCAATTGCGTCTCGTACTGAATGTACGAGCCAGCAGGGTTCTTCACGCCGTCGCTAGACCGGATCACGCCCATGCGAGCGCCGACCGTGAAGGACGTAAAGTCCATGTACACGCCGAACGCATTCGCGGCGACGGGCGCAGGCATGAAGTCCATTTGCCCGTTCGTCGTGTTGCGGATCAATTCTCCGTTTGAAGTGAACGCAACCGAACCAACAGTGACGGTATCTGACAGCGGATCAAAGGTGAATCCGGAATCTCCAGCGATTACGCCGGAGTCGTTGAACATTACTTGACCGCTTGAACCCGTAGCAGGCGGCGAACCGAACCCAAGAACCCCAGATGCGCGGCGCAGTACGTGGCCATCCGTGCCAGCCACAATGTCAGCGGGTGCGCCGCTTGTTGCCGCGCTGCGACCGAGCACAGATCGCGCAGTTCTGGTCGAAATCGACAACGTAGCGCCGCCGGGAATCAATTCCTCCAACACGAAATCCGCAGACAGTGCTACCTGCTCTGGCGTTCCGGTTCCAGCAGTACGGCCAATGATGCTAGATCCTGCGATGTCCTGCAACTTGGCAAGCGTAACTGCCTTGTTGTTGATCTTCGCCGTCTCGACTGCGTTGGTGTCGAGTTGCAGCGCTTGTACCGCGCCATTCTCGATATTTGCGGTTCCGACTGCCTTGCTGCCGATCTTGATATTCGTGACAGCGCCCGCGTCAATCGTCCACGTCGCGCCGCTGTTCGATACGGTTATGTCGCCCTTGTCGCCGTCGGTTACGCCCACAGCGGTCGCGCTCAGGGTCGTACCCGTCATGGTCAGACCAGTGCCAAGCGCGATCTCTTCCACGTCTCCAGCGACCGTCGCGCCGCGACCGAGCAACACGCTCGCCGCCGTCGTGTCCTGCAATTTTGCATACCCGATTGCACCCGGCGCAACCGTGGGATTTGGATACGAACCCGTAAGGTCGCCGCCAGCCGCGCCCGTGGGAATCGTTGACACGTTGGAGATAGTGACAACCTTCTGAACAGGCGCGACCGTGACAGCCTTCACCACTGGCGAAATTGTCACGCTCGCATTGCTCATCTCGTCACCTCCGGAACAACCAAGAACGAACCGCGCACCGGGGAAATCACAACCGGCGGCGAAGCAGCGTTGAAGAACTCCAAATCCCACACGCCGCTATTCGGTGCAGCAAACGCAGCGGTAGCCGTGGACGTGAGCGTAAGTATCGCCGTCGATGCTGTCGCACCGGGCGTGAGGACGATCCCCGCCGCCGGCGAACTCGTCAGGCTGAACAGCGTAGACGTGGCCTCAAAGGTCTCCCGGCCTTGCGCTCGCGCCTCGTAGCCTGTCAAGTCGGCTTGATAGGTGACGGTCAACGTCTCCGTTTCGCCTTGCTTGATCGTCCAATCATACTCAGCGGACATCGGGTTCCTCCACGAACGAAGGCGGTACGCAGTACCAACCCTCTGGAATCTGTACGCGCTCGTCGCTCAATCTCCACGACTTCGTTTCCGGGTCGAGTACGTAGATGTGCGCCCGCGCATCATGGCCGATCCGAATTGGGCTTGCCTCCGGAACGAGAATCGTTCTTGTGCATCCAGTCGCGGATGCGACCGCCAGCGCGGCGAAGAGTACCGCTACGACTAGGCGCATCATCTGCCACACGTCCACGCCTTGCAGCGCGTTGGAGCCATTCAACGAGGGCAAGGACGATTCCGGCGATGAATTCGCGCATGGGTGAACACTAAGCCGCGTCATCCGACTTGTCCTCCAACTGGCGGCGAAGCAGCCGGATTTCATCCGCAGCCATCACCAGTTCCCGTTTGATGTCAGACCAAAAAGAGAACATCGGACTTTCGGATAGGAGGATCAAACGGTCTACGCGATCCCCCGCGCGGCGGAGCCGTGCTTGGTACTCCTCGCTCGCGCGAATCCATCCGGTGTCGTCCGAATTTCCGCTCACTTCGCCCCTGCCTCTTCGCTTGAAACGCCGTTGTCACGCGCGGCAATCAGGCCGATTCCGGCGATGATCGCTGCAACGAGTGCCGCGTAGTCAGGCTCCGTAGTCGGGTTGCCGTCGAACAGTGCTTGCAGGATGCTTCCACCCGCAATCAGGATGGCTCCGATTCCGGCGAGAGTTGTCTTGTGTGAACCTTTCATGGTGTGTCTCCCGACGATCAAATCGTCGTACGTGTTTCCGATCATCTATCGACTCTATCCATGCGCCGTTCTAGCGCGTCAATTCGCCGCTTGATGTCTTCAATGGCCGACTTGTCTTTGGCGTCGGCTATCGCGCTCGACGCTTGCGCTCCGGCTAAGTCTGTGACAACGCGAGAAAGCGCCTCCATGTCCGCTCGCGCGCGCTCCAGTTGCTCGCCTTTGACACCGAGCGAGTAAATCACCGCACCAAACCCAAGCAACATCGACACGATTTGGCCTATCCCAACCATCGTAGAAACGCTGCGCGGGCGCTTGTCTTGACTGTCTGCCATCGTCGTTCCTTCATCGGATTGAGGCTGTGCCGTGTTCAATCCTCGTCTTCCTCGTCTGGCTCTTCGTCCTTCTCGGTGTCGTCCATCTCCTCCACCTTTGACGCTACCCACCGCATCAACCCAACGACCGTCAGCCCGTTGCCGAGCGACGTTTGGGAAATGTGCGTCTTCCGCCTTCGCTGCTTCGTCCACACGACAAGCACCGCGTCGGCTCCCACGACTTCGACGGCCTCACGACAGAGACGCGCCATCTCCGCGGCTTCAATGTCTTGCGACCGTGGCGGCGACACCTTGCGATCCTTTTTGGGTGGCGTTGCTTCGTCGCTCATTTTGCAGCCTCTAGAGAGAATGCCATACGGTAGTTCTTCGATCTGCGATTGGGGCTTTGGGGTGTGACAATCGGCCAGACCTTGAGCCACCACGCGCCAAGGCTTTGCGGCATGAATCCCTTCTCCACAGCCCACCCGCTGCCGGAGGTTGTGTCCTCCTTGTAGCCGGGACTGCGGATGTGGATTTGCTCGTCACGGCGCACCGTGTCAAGGTGCGTCAGCCGAATACGTGCGATGCTCAGGTAATACTCCGTATGGGTGTGGCCAGCCCAAACGATGTCAGCGTCGGGGTACCCGATTGCCATACGGTTCGTTTGAATTACGCCGCGCGTGACGGGCGCTGAGCCGCCGAACCCGTGGTGGTATGCAATGACCACAGAGGAAACGTCCCGCCCGTGTAGCCGTCCGTGGATGCGGATGTAGCCTTGATACTTGCCAAGGTTCAAGAACGGCGCAGACGGCTTCAGCCGGGCGTACAACTGCTGCGTAAGGTCGAAATCGTTGTGCTTGGCTACAGCGGTTTCGTGGTTGCCCGGCGACATATGCAACCAGCGCGGCGCGAAACGCTGATACCGAGCGGTCGCAACGTCGATCAATCGGTTCATGTATGAGCCGTGCTGGTACTCCGGGCGCAAATGCTGCCGGTCGGCTCGCTTGTCGTAGCGCCCATTCATGCAGTCGAAAAAATCGCCTAGGTCGCAGATAAGCGCGTCGCGCTTCTCCGCTTCTAGAAGATGCCGCATTTCCATTTCTTGATCGGCGGCGGTCGAGTCGTGGTGCGCGTCGGATCGGAGCAGGAATTGTTTGGATTCAGTCGCGCTAGAAAAGTCGACTTCGCAGACAGTCACGGCGGGGGTGTGGTTGCCGGGTCTTACGTCCATGCGCTTCCCATCGGCGCGAAATGGGGTACGGATCGGTGCTTGGCAAAAAGGAAACCGGCTC